GTAAAAATATCGAAAGATGAAAGGCAAACTTTTGGGGAACAGGAATATATTGATTATGTGGAAAGTGTTTTGAAAAGTGATGATAGTAAGAATTTTTATTATAGCACTGTAAAAGCATATCATAATGCTGAAGAGTATGAGGAATTAAAGCAAAAATACGGAATAAAAAATTTGTTTGAGATAGAAAAAGCGTTAAAACAATATAAAGGAGAAAAATAAAATGTTTGGAATTTTTAAAAGTAGAATAGACAAACTTGCAGATAAACGCAAGAGTTTAATGGAGAAAAGAGAAAAGGCAACGCATAGGTTTCAAGTAGAGCAAGCGAAACTAAGTGCGGAGATAACGAGATTGCAATTAAAGAGTTATGAACTAGATGACACAAGTAAAAAGACTGAGAAGCAACTTAACTTTAAGATTGACAAGGTTATGAAAGAGATTGAGGCAGAAAACGAATATGTAAAAGCGGTTACGATTGATGAGCAAGACGAATACTTAAAAGACCACAAGAACCAAGAACCCAAAGAAAAGAAGGGGAAATAATATGCAGAGTTATATAGCAATAGGAAGAATGGTGCGAGATGCAGACATACACACAACAGCAAGTGGAATAAAAATGGCTAGATTTACATTAGCAATTCAACGAACAAAAGATAAAGTGGACTTTATAAACTTTTTAGCTTGGAGAACACGAGCAGAGATTTTAGAGAAATACTGCAAGAAAGGAAGTCAAATTGCAATTCAATGCGAATTACAAAGTAGTGAATACGAAAAAGATGGTGAAAAGAAATACAAAACCGAAGTGGTTGTAAATCAAATCAAGCTTTTAGGCAGTAAAAAGCAAGAAGAAACGCAAACGACAGATGATGATTTGCCATTTTAAAAGGTGTTAAATGACAAGAGAACAAATAATAAAGATTTTAAAAGTAAGTATTATTGCGACAATTATAATATTGGGGTTTGAGATTATATTCGATATACCAGCAGTAAATACTTTCTTTTCTCGTTTAATAGAAGATTCTAATGGGGTGTGGGCATATTTAGTGATATGGCTTATAATGTTTCTACAATGCACAATTTTAAACATACCAGCTTATATAGTATTGTCTGCAAGTATAAGTATAGGAATAGATTGTTTAAGTTGGGAATACTTGCTAACAGTCATAACGGCGTATATGTGTGGGTGTATATTAGCATATTGGTTAGGCAGGTGGTTTGGTGTTAGGGCAGTAAAGTGGTGTGCTGGAAGTAATGAAGATTTTGAGAAATGGAGTAGATACATAAACACTAAAGGGAAATGGTGGTATTTTGCGACAGTATTATTTCCATTGTTTCCAGATGACATATTATGTCTTATCGCAGGTTCAATAAGATTTAATTTTGGGTTTTATGTGATAGCAAATCTAATAGGGCGTAGTATAGGGCTTATATGTATGATATTGTTTTTGAAGATTATTGGAAGTATGGGTGGAGGATTTCCGTTTATGTTAGTAGTTTGGGCAGTAATATTAATAGCTGAAATTGTTTTATTGTGTATTTTATGCAAAAGAAAGAAATAAAGTTATCCAAAAAGGGTAGCTTTTATTTTTTTAAAAAATTATGCAAAAGTGATTGACAATGGGGAGAAATATTCTCATAATAAGGGTAGAATCATAGAAGGAGAAATGCTATGATTTATCAAAAATCCCCTAATTTTTGAGAATATGTAAATGGAAGGCATAGCAAAAGTTATGTCTTTTTGTGATTTTAAGGGAGGTAGTAATATGGCGTGTGGAAGAAGAAAACCAAGGAGGAAATAATATGGCAAGGAAACCAACAGGCAATCCAAATGGCAGACCTAGAAAGGAGTTAAATCAGCAAGAGTTTGAAGACTTATGTGAATTGCAATGCACACTAGAAGAAATCGCACGAGTTTTTAGAGTAGATAGAGATACAGTATCTGCGTGGTGTAAAAGAACTTATGGAGAAGGTTTTTCGGCAGTCTTTGAAAAGTTCTCACAAGGTGGGAAAACAAGTTTGCGTAGGACTTTATTTGAGCATTCAAAGACAAATGCTTCAGTAGCCATATTTCTAGCCAAGAACCTATTGGGAATGACAGACAAGTTTGACAGCAATATAACAACCAATATTGACGAGAACAAAAAACTAGCACAAGAACTTTTGCAGAACATAAAACAAAAAGGGGTAAACAATGGCAAAGAGAAAGACACAAAATGAGAAAATGGAGTTGTTAGAACGCAAATATGAACGCAAGATAGCAAAGACGATAAAAGCATATGGTAACAGAACAATGGGGGAATTGTGGGAAGCCCTTGACAAATTAAAAGAAGAAATGAGAAAGGAAGTCGAAAAGATTGCAGATAGGGGAAGTAATATGGACACCGAAGATGTTGTCCGTGATGAACGATGATGCACAGATAATATACCTATTGGGTGCGACTGGTTGCAGTAAATCGCTAGTGGCAGGTTTAAAGTTTATGGACATACTGCTGAACGCACCAAAAGAAGAAACGCAGTTTTATATGATATTCAAGGATATTGGAACAGGTGCGAGAAACTTTTTGCAGAACGAAGATAGTTTTTACAATTTATTCAGTTTTAATAGAGAACCAGCGACAGCAAGCAAAGAGGGTGGACTGCAATTTGTGTTTCACGGAATATACAGCGACAAAATCGTTTATATAGTTGGGGCGAATGACAAGACGGCTTGGAGCAAGATATTGGGGTCAAACCCTGACGGATTGTGGCTTGAAGAGTTAAGCGTTCTGCACATAGACCTTATACGAGAGTGTATGGGGCGTGCAATATCGAGAAAGTGCCGACTTATAGCAACGAGTAACGGAGGACTGCCAACGCAAGAGTTTTACACAGAGTTTGTCAATCACGCAGTAGTGCAATACCCTGAAAGTGTGCCAGCGATTGAAATGGCGGAAATGGTGCAAGACAAAGACTATATGCACTATTATCATTTTAACCTAAACGATGATGCACCGCACTTGACAAACACAGAAAGAAACCGACTTGCAGAACTATATCCTGAAAACTCGTTCTATTATATGTCAAAAGTTATGGGGTGTCGTGGGTATGTGCAGGGTGCGGCTTATGCTTCACTTATGCAAAAGGACACGCATATCATACCGTTTGAGAAGATAGAACTGAGCAACTTGCAAGAAATTGGGTTGTTTATCGATGTGGGAAGTAGCACGAATGTTGATGACCTAACAAAAGCAAGCACAGTTGGAACACTGGTTGGGTATTCAAAGAATTGCCAGCGAATTATAGTGCTGGAGTGCTGGAAAGTCAATGCAACGAGCCACGATGAAATTATCAAGCAATTTGAAGAGAATATGCGTTGGTGGTGGTGGACATATATGCAAAAGTTTACAAAGGTAGCAATTGATAGTGCAGAGGCAATACTTATAAGGACTTGGGCGGTAAAAAACCAATACAGGACAATACAAATCAAGGGGGCGGTCAAGAGTGTGCATAACATTATAACGCTCCGCACCCGATGTGAGTTAAAACAGCAACTGATAATGACCGAAAGGCTTTTATGGTCAACACACGCAATGGACAGTTACAACGCACATACACGAATATTGCTAACGGAAGATGGGGAAGAATTGGATTTAGCAAATCAAGATAATGATATAGCAGATAGTTTAACATACGCATTAACAGAAAAATGGAACGATATAACACAAGAAACAAGGAGAAATTATTATGAGAATAGTTAAGAACGGACTTTACAATGAAGTGGATGAAGCACTTTTTAAAGCAAAATATGAACCAAAAGGGTGGAAAAGAGTGGGAGAGCCACAACCAGTAGAAAGTACGGAAAATCAAGCGATAAACGAGCCAAATGGAGAGCAAAAGGTAAAAGAGCTAGCGGACAACAAAAACAAGCAAAAAACAAAGAAATTCAACGATAAAATCATAAAGGAATAAGAAAATGGCACAATACAGTTTTGGATTAAAGAATAATGCACTTATAAACAATATGCGTTCACAAAAGGTATATGAGTATAATATGGCAGAGAACTATGCAATGCTGTCAAATGACCCTAGTGTTATACGCAAGTTTTATCAAGTGGACATAGCACAATTTATCACAGACACTTGGCTGGCGGATGAATATGCGCATAAGTTTATGGCGAACAATATAGTAGGAGATGCGTTTGCTTATTTTGGTATTATTCCAATGGTTGTGAATGGAAAGGTTAATTTATTAGCAAGTAACGGATTTGAGTGTAAAAGTGCAGATAAAGAGCTTGAGAAAAGGCTAAATACAATCAAAGAAGATGCAGATATGGACAACCGATTTGCTGATGGTGTTTATTGGGAGAGTGGAATTGGCGATGTTTTATACCGAATTGGAGTAAACAAGCGAGTAAGCGACAAGCCACTTATTGATGTTATCGAACCAAAATTCTTTGAAGTCAACTATTTAATGGGCAGACCAATATCGTTTGTTATAAAGACCGTATGTGAAGATGACCCAAAATATGAGTTTAGGGAGATATACGGACACGACAGAGAGGGCTATGCAAAGGTTGAGTATCGTTTTTGGTATGAAGATAAATATGTGCCAATGAATGATGAGGCACTTATGGAGCAATGCAGACAAAAGTTTGCTTATTTGGACTTGAGCGAACTAGAACCAATAACCTTTCCGTTTAAAGAGTTGCCAGTTATATTTAAGAAGAACAACAATCGCAATATGCTTTACAGAGGCGAAAGAGGTGTTCCAGACATACAAGGGCTTGCAAGTATAGAGGACGCCCTAACCGAAACAATATCAGACCTTATAGACGCAATCCGTAAAGGTGGCATAAAAGAGTGGGTTAGTGAAGCACTAATACCACAGACTGTTGAGGGGCAAAAAGGCGAAATCAATAGTTTTAACAAGCGAATTATCACAACAAAGGGAAGTTCAAACCCAGCGAACCCTGAAGAGTTTTATAGACTTGTTCAAGGGGATATCAATTGGGAAGCATACACCAGGACAATCCAAAACCTTATGAGTGTAGCAATCAACAAGGTAGGACTTGCTCCAACAACTTTGGGGTTGACTGGATTGGAGAGCATAAACTCGAGTGCGGAAAGTCAAGATGCAAGAGAAAAGACAAGTATGCGAACAAGGGAGTTGTGTTTGAAAGAGTGGCAAAAGACACTGAAAGAGTTAATGAACAGATACTTGCAAGTGTGGGATTATATGAAAGGGTTGCCAATTGTGGATTATAGTGATTTGATAGAAATCAACTTCCCAGACTACACAAACCCAACAATCGAGAATGTAACGCAAGTGCTAGCACAACAAGTCAACAATGGTTTAAGAAGTCGCAAGAGTGCAATAATGGAGCTAAACGATGACAACGAGGGCATAGCAGAACAAGAATTGAGGTTAATAGAGCAAGAGAACTTGCCAACAATCGAAGAGAAAGATGTAAACCTTGAGGGCGAAAACTTTTGACCTTAGCAAGTCAATAAACTGCTATGGGGTATAGTGCCCTATGCAAAATACTAAATTACTGTATAGCACAGGTCAAGGGCTAAATTACTGTATAGTGCAGGTCAAATACTAAATCACATTTTTTAATAAGGAGAAAAAAATGGAACTAAGCGAACTTAAAAAGGAATTGTCAAAGATTTCAGGTGTGGACTTTTTCAACCCAACATATAGAGAGGTATTCAAAAAATACTTCCCAGATGAAAAAGATGCTGAAGAGCAAAAACTAGAAGAAATGGGCATACCAGCAGAAGAAGAAGTTAAAGAAGCACCAACCGAAGAACAAGTTGAAGACAAAGTAGAGGACATCGAAAAAGCAGAGGATGAAAGAGAAATCGACAAAATCGAAGAAGAGAAAGCAGACACTGCTGAAAAAGCTGATGAGAAAGCAGAAGAAAAAAACGAAGAAAGCGAAGAAATTGGCAAAGAAGTTGATGAACTCAAAGATGACAAGACCGATGACGAACTATTGGATGCAAAAATCGAACTTGAACTTATGCGTAATGGCGTTCGTGAGGACAAAATTGGCGTTGCAAAGAAACTTGCAAAACTAGATGTAAAGAGTTTGGACGATTTGGACAAAGTTAAAGATGTTTTGGATGAATATCCAGAATGGGTAAGGGGTTACGAAACAAAGAACTTTGGTGCTCCAGTAGACGAGAAAGGCGATGACCTTACTGCCGAAGAAAGAAGGTTAAAAGAAATGGGTATAAACCCAAGATAATAAAAGGAGAAATTAAAAATGGCATACGCAGACAGCACAACGCTTCCACAGTCATTCAAATTCAACAATGCAGAAACTGTGGACACAATTTTTAGTAAGTTGTTAGTAAACAACCTATTCAAAGACAACACATTCCAAGCCGGCCGCACTTTTACCGATAAATACAACGAAAGAGGTGGTCAAATTTATGTTCGTAGACTTGGAAAACAAGCAGGAGCAGTTAAAAACGCACTTGCATCAGGTGGACTTGACTTTACACACACAGAAACAGCAGACAGTTTGGTTCTTATTCAAAAGACAGATGCAATATCTCGTTCAGAGAAATGTTATGAATTCGTTTCAGAATTGAGAGCAAGTGGAAAGTCAGTTGACAAAGTAAACGAAGTTATTGAAGAGTTCAAAGAAGCTTGTCAAATTCAATGGATGAGTTACCTATTGAAAGACCCTGTAACATCAGGTGGAGTATTGGTAGGTGGAGCAACTCGTTCATCTAACACAACAGCAAGCACAACACTTGCAGGACTTATTGGCGACATTCTTGAGGACAGACAACAAATTCGTGTTAATGGTGGAAACGCAGATGTTCTTATTATCAGTCCAGAAATGGAAAGTTTGTTCTTAGCTAACGCTTACACAAGCGGAAACGCATTCATACCAGAAACAAACGAAGAAATTATCAGAACTGGTAAAATCGGAAGACTTTACGGAATGGATGTTTACACATCTAACCTAATCGGTGGCGGGACACCTTCAACAATCCCAGTAGCAGGTAACGCACCAGCTAACAGTGGAAACGCAGATGACTGTGAATACATCATTTACGACCACGACACATTTGCAATTGCAATGGACATCGAAGGCATCAGACTTAAAGATGCAATCGACTTTATGGGTTCATACGCACAAATTCAAGCAGTTTGTGGTGGTGGAGTTGTAAACCCAGCATTAGCAATCGCAAAGATTGTTACACCCTAGTATCGCTAGCATAGCAATCACGACACAACCTACAAAGACTACATACATAGAGGGGCAAAGTTTTGACCCAACAGGTATGGTTGTAACTGCTACAAATGAAGACGGAGATGTTTTTGCAGTAACAAGTTACACATATAGTCCAAGTGGAGCATTGGCAACAACAGACACCAAAGTAACCGTTTCATACGGTGGGAAGACTGCTGATGTTAGCATAACGGTAAATGCAAAAGTAGTTGAGAGTATAGCAATAACAACTCAACCTACAAAAACAACCTATACAGAGGGGGAAACATTTGACCCAACTGGAATGGTAGTTACAGCAACCTACAATGATGAAACAACCGCAGTAGTTAGCGATTATACTTATTCGCCAACAACAGAACTTGCAACAACTGATACAGCAATAACTGTAACATACGAAAGCAAGACAGCAACTGTTGACATCACTGTAAATGAAGCCCAACAACAAGAAGGAGAGGGCGGACAAGGTTAATAATGAGGGAGAAATTCCCTTGTTTATGGGGTAAAGAGTAAGAGTGGGTGCAACTCCCACATACCCAATTAAAAGGAGCAACAAATGGCAAAATTAGCATACGGAGGGTTTGGACATAATCCAAGTGGAAAACAGTATGTTTATTGGGTTGGCGATAGTTATAGAACAGGGCAAAATGTGGTTGCTCCTGTAACAGACCCAAAGACTGGTAGGACATATCGAACAATGTTTACTATACGCAGAACGACAGGCGAAGATACCGAAAGAGCAAAGGCAGAGGAAGAACGATTAAATGCACAAGGAATTAATGTTAAAGCGATTGACGGAAGAGATGTTTTGAGTTTGCCAGGTGGTAAAGATTATTCAAGTGCAAGTCAATGGAAGCGAGAAAGCGATGAGAGATACAACAGACTCTTGCAAGATAGAAGCAGATTTGGTAGAGCAAATAGTGTTTATAAGCAAGGGTGGGATGAAACAAGACATATATTTATGAGGAGGTTTAGAATATGAGGCAAAGTGATGTTCCAATTTATGATGACCCAACGGATTTTGAAGAAGGCAATGCGAGTTATCCTTGTTCAACGCAGTTTATGGTGTATAATGCACTGCAACACAGGTATTATTTAACAGAGCAAGCAATAAACTTTTATGGGATAAACATAGACAAATACATAACAGACAGCAACAATCCACTAACAGATTTGATAATAAAGGCAACAAAGAAGATTTACGAGTATATACAGTGGAAATCGGGGTTTAATCTAGCCCCAACGCAATTTTATAGGATAGCGACCGCACCAACCACGATTTGTTCGAGTCAATATCAGTTTAGAAAGGATTTTGAGCAAGTGCTTAAATACGAAGCTGAATGGCTAGTAACAAATGGCGATAGTGCAAAATATAGCACGCAAAATATGGCAAATCCACAAAAGCCACTAGCACCAAATGAAGAATATAGAGATACAAGCGACATAGCACCTGAAAGCATACGCATATTAGAGGGATATGGACTGACACGCTGGTTCACAACACACACATATTCAAAGCTTGATGAAAGCAAATATTGAGGTGGAGTATGGAATACATAAGAGTTGAAAGATGCCCACCTTTTGGGTTCAAGGGAGAATGGGGCAATGTTTACAAACTATATACTTTTGACAAGCTAGATAGCCACGATATCATACAATACCAAGATAACAACTATTTAAAAGTGCGAGGGGGCGTTCCGTTCAAGT